TTTAAATCACGGATTAACTCTATAAGAGCTCCATATTGTTTAAAAGTAAAATTACAATCGGGCTTACCATCTATTGTCTGTCCACCGATTAGACAAATACCAATAGAATTTTTATTTGACAATTTAACAGAGCTATCAACGTGAGCACCTGCGATTTGTATGTCTCTTCCATCTTGCACTTCACCTTTTCTAGTAATCACTTTGTGAAATGCACAAGAGAACAAACCTTCTTTTCTGTGCTGTATGTCAATATCCTTTACGTCAAAATTCTGTGTAGGATTAGTTTCAGAAGAGTGTATGACAATATATTTAGTTTCTTTTCTTATATTACTCATAACCATTCTTTAGGAACGTGTTTATCGGCGTATTCATATCCATATCTTTCGCACCACATTCCATAAGTTGTTTTTGATTTCTTACTTATCCTAGCTCTTGAATTAGAAAATATAAATCTAATATCTAAATTAGGGTGTTGTTCCCTAACCAATTTCATTTTCTGTCTATCTTGAGTAGTAAATAATCCTTTAGTTTCTATAAAAATTTTTTTCTTAGTTAAATGAAAGTCAGGCGTATAGGTATGAATTTTTTGAGGCTTAGTATATTTCAACTTAGTCTTTTCAAACTCATACACTACACGATTATCTTTCAGTTCTTTCGCTATAGACTCTTCTAAGCCTGAACGAAATCCGTATCTTAATCCGACTTGTTTAGAAGTCAGACGTAGCTTCCTGCGATACATTTTCTACTACTGCTACTGCTTCAGGTTGTTCATAGCCATCTTTAACTTTATCAAAGCCATAACCTTTAGCATTACTAGAGCCACCTTCAACTAACTTAGTTACTTGAACTGCTCTTAGTCTCATTGACACACCTGCTCCTGCCATAGCTGTGTAATAAGGTATCAATTCTGCTGATACTTTCATTTCACTACCTGACCAAACATTTGCGTCAATCATAGGTTTCCCCGTGCTATCAAACAAAGCAACTCTATTAGGTATTACTTTACCATCTTTAGTTATAATTTTTGCCTTAGTCTTAAATTTAAAGATAACATTTCCTGATGGCTTACCATCAATTAATTCATCTTCAAAAGGACTAGGAGCTTGTTTAATAGATTTTCCTTTAGCCTTCTCTTTAGCAAGAGTAAGACTTTTTTTAATCTCAGCATTAATTTGAGTTACTAATGGTTGAGCATCTTTCGCTTTTAAAATAAGGTTGGTCTTATAATGACCAGTCTCATCAAAACGAGTATCAGGTGTTGTCAGCCACGCATATTGCGAAACTCCAACTGGTGATACAACCTTGACATAACTATTCTTTGCCATTTCTTTTTGTCTCCTTTTTATAGGTTCTAAGTAGGGGTACTTTAATGCTTTTACGCAAAAAAGAACTTACTTTCCCTCAATTTATTAATATCCAAATCACCTTTTGAGGGTATTTCAGGTAATTTAGACTTCAATTTATCAGGTAACTGTTTTAACACATCTTCCCTGAAATCATTTAGTATGTCGTGCTTAGAAAACATATCAATAAAGGCTTCTCTTATGCTTTTATTTAACATTTCTACATCTCCCGCAGTAGTACCAAAACTATCGTGCACATTACAAAAGTTTTTTATTCCATTTTTATATGCAATATTAACAGTCTTAATCATTCCCGCAGAATCAACCGAGTGAACCACGTTAGGAGCTACTCCGTTGGACATACGCAATTTATCTGTCTTATCAGTCTCAGCATTGATACGGGGTTTTATAACTTCTCCCATAAGCATAGCTTTAACTCTTTTAGACTTCATTTCAGGATAGGATTGATAAACTGGAAATCCTACTGGTGTAACCCAGTGAATAGGTAATTGTTCTTTTGAAACAATCTTAGCAATTTCCTGAAGAAATTTCATACCTACTCTAGCTGATTTTAAATTATCCCCTATGCTATCCCAAATGACACTAGCCAAATAAGAAGCGGGTCTAAATAAATCATCAACAAATGGGTGATGTTCACCTTTGTCTTGTCTTTTCGTTAAGTCTTCTATAACAAAGTCCGTACAAGAATATCTTGTTGAACCATAACAAATTGTCATAATACTTCTTTTAGTTGTGGAACGCTTAACTCCATAATCTAACCACTTCTGAGCGTAAGGATTACCTTCTGTAACGTGTTCTTTTAACTTTTTATTAACAGCGTTAGCAACTAATTGATAAATGTCTTGAGGTGTATCTGTTGGAAGTAAATTAACTAACTTACCCGCAACACTATCTCTTAACATTAAAGAATATAATTGAAGACCATTACAGCTCCCATCAACATTAACTGGTAAATGAGAGATAAACTTCTCTCCTATGGCTCTACTTTGATAACGTCTCCACTCTTCACAAAAAGCTAAGAATTGAAAAGCATTAGAAGCGTCTTCCCATTCTCTATTTCTAAAAGGGTCTTGAGCACAATTAACTATCCATTGTTCATTATCATTAACCCACTTAACTCTATCATCTAAGGAGATTTTATCTTCTCCATACATATTAGCTCCGTGTACGGCTAACCAAAACTCTCCTCTATTCTCAGGAGTAATTTCTTTTCCATTAGAAAATAAAAGCATAGCCTTAGCTCCACCAATACTTTGATAGTTTAAAAATGCAGGGACGCAATAAGCTCTTCCTCTAAAATCAAATTGTAAAGGATAGAACAATGTCGCATAGTCTTTAAACTTTTGAGCTAACCAAATTATTTTAGCATACAATAATCTTTTAGAAAACATACGAGCATTTTCAGTATGAGCTATGACAGCTCTTTTCTTCCACTCTTTTCTTGATGCTCTATTAGTCTCAATATCGTGTGGCTTATTAGGTATATCTAAGTTCCTATTAGGTGGCATACCACCAATAGCGTCTCCATTATCCCAAGCTGTTTGCATAACCTTTAAGATAAACCGATTAATTTTAAAAGGTGTACTTTGCATAGTATTGATAGCACTATAAACTTCAGGCATATCAAAGTTCTCAAGCTCTTTTTTAAAATGTTTATTCTTTTGTTTTACTAAATCTAACTCAGGTAATTCCTTAGTCCAATATCCACCACCTACAACTGAGCTCCACATCTTAGGTTGTAAAACTGTTGGTAAGTATTCAGGGTTTAATAGCTCATTAAAGCTATTTCTATTTTTAATCCATTCTCTAGTCTTATGTGTTTGTTTGATAATTTTAGCTTTTTTATGATTGATAGTTTCCATACCAATTTCAATTAAACCTGTTGAGACAATTAACATCTCAATTAGTTTTAATCCAACGTGTAGTTTTTCAGGTGTAGTCCACTCTTCCCATTTAACAACACCACGTTTAGCACTCTCTCTTAGCTTACGTCTTTTATAGACATAATTCCAAGACCTTTTATCTAAATCTTTTTTAACAGCGTCATAAAGTTCAGGGTTTAAAAACTTAAAGTTCTTTAAAGCTATTTCAGTCTCTACTTTTCCGCCTAGTGATATACACGTTGCAGTTAAGGGTTTGTATTGAGTAATTGTATTAATGATATGTTTGCCAGTAATTAAGGCTAATATTTCAGGTGAAACTTCGCACATTTTAACGAAAGCAATAGGTGGCTTTCCTATAGTCTTCTTTGATGTCTCTAGTATAAACTCAGCTATGGCATTGGCTAAAGGTCTGATTGTGTTGGCTACCATAACTTTTCCGTAGCTCGTAACAGACTCTTCCTCACGTTCAACGTGTGAGGTACGTCTTTTGTTCGTTCTATGTTTCCCTAGCTCAGCCATTTCTTTTTCGTGTTTTAATTGGTCTGAGTATTTGGGCATTATAGTTAGTAAGGTATCGTTACTATCCATATATTATAAACTCCTATAAGTTATTGTGTTTATGATTTGGCTTCTACATACGGGCACTTTAATGGCTCAGCTCAGCTCAGCTCTCTAATGGCTCAGCTCAGCTCAGCTCTCAAAATGCCCATAAAAAAAGGCGGGAGTACCCCGCTAGGAGTACCCCCTATCTCATAGAATTGAGCTCTATCCTATCAGAATTTCTTAATTTTTAAAAGAATAAAAGGCGAGATTAACCCGCCTAATATTATAACTCTTAGCTCAATAGGTGCTGACCAAAAGATTTCAAATATTTCAATCATTTTAACTCACCTACCAAGTTTTCTAAAGCTACTACTACATCTTTAGACATATTTTCAACATCTGAATTATAGTGAAAATCTTTAAGAATAGATTTTATTTCTTCTCTAACATCTTTTACTACATTACAGATATTGGTATTGATACACTTTTCTTTATATATCATCTTCCTATCTTCTTCTTCCTACCCATTGGCAACTTCTGCCAAGTCAATAGAGTTTCGCCCTTTTTATTCGGGTGGTAAACTCCAACTATTTTAAGCTCAGGGTGTCTAGCTTGAAATGACTTAACAGCTTTTTTATAGCTCATAGCTTGTATTGGCTCAACTTCTATACTAGCTTGAGTTTTAAATTGAAACGTTTTCATAGATTAATACCTATGTTGTTTCATTATTACATCAATATGAATATCACAATGCGAATCGTGGCTATCGCCTATCTGCTCAACCATATCTATAAACGCTTTGCTGTTCATACCATCTTTAGAAGACATATTTAACTTATCAACTATTGGCTTAGCTTTGCCTTTAGCCTTATGGTCTTCGCCTTCTATCTTAACGCTATAACTATCAATATAAATTGACATATTATACTCCTTTGTTTTGTTGGTTTGGTTTTTTTGATATTTCGTTCCAACAAGTATTATATGGAACAAACTCATCAATGTTTACTTTATTGTCTTTATAATAAAACAATAAATCTTTTGCAGGTACATAAGCTAACAAATCATCAGCTTCACCCCACTCAGTTTTTGAGCCTTTTAAATAAGCCCAACACTCGCTTCCTT